ATAGACCGCCCCCTCCTCAGATCTACATGTAGAACTACTCGACGGGCTCTGACTGTTCAAAAGCTTCTAGTATGAAGCTTTGTCCGATTGATTGCTTGCTAACGTCCTGACCAGTCACAGGACAGAAAGCTATCGGACCTTCACCCCTCCCTAATTGAGCAGCTGAGCTAGCTACTCGATGAAAGAGGGGATTTCGGGAAAGGTAATTGAGACCTGCACCTTTCTCGACCAGCGCTTCTTGAACTAAGTTCAAGCGAGTGACATGAGCGATTTGCTTCAGTGAAGCCCTTAAGCCGTTGGGACCGAAAAGACGGACTTCGGAGTCAAACATTCCGAAGTGCACCTTGGATTCGATCTCTGTGTCGGCAACGACATAGGGTTGGTTCCAAAAATCACTGACTTGCATTGCCTCAAAGTGAACGACGTGTCTCCTAATGAATTCGGAAGTCTCTCCCTGTGCAAGCACGGAGAGGGCCTTCTGAAGACGATTAAAGGAGAATCGTTCATATTTTGGCTTGTCATCTCGCAGTCCCAACAGTTCCGGTAATTTGAAGAGGTGGAGATCCTTAATCTCTTCACTCACCGGATCCCAGTCGTTAAAAGGAACACGCGACAGACGAAGTTTCACTTCACGGAAAAGATGACCCTCAACATGGCTTCTGGCCTTATTGAGAGCAGTCTTACCGAAGATAGTACTCTTCGTCAAGTCGAACAACTGGAAGGGCTCCAGCCCTAGGGAACTCGAAAGCGCTGGGAATTGGTACATCGCACGGAGAAGGCGGGCATCCCGTAGCCGCCTCTCTGGGACCACATCACCCTCCATATATGGGATACCAAGGCCTCCATAGGCCTCTGGCATGAACCAACACACGGAAGGGTGGATGATTGTCGGATCTTGAAGAGCCCAGCTCCAGTGTTTCAGAAACCGTCCCCGCAAAAGGACGGAATCTGCTTTACTGAAGCCTGACAGTAACTCTCTGCACCGCGGACCGATTCCCGATTCGGCGTTAGCCTTATCAGGGATTCTTTCCTCAAGTTTCGTCCAACCCTTATACAGGGAAGAATGAACGTAAGGAACATAGGTCAAAGTGGGATGGTTATCCATATCCCACGCCACGGTGTACATCTTAGAGTTGAAGGTCAAAAAGGGCATCTTCTGGCACGCGTCGACGACATAGTTCTTTCCGGCACTCAAAGCCAGACCGAAAGAGGTGGTTAACCACTCCCAAGTCTGGTACAAGTGACGGTGTGAATGAGGAATGATAAAGATACCATCATCCCCATTTACCAAGACGAGTTTATGAGCCTCTGGATGCCCGGTCATCGCAAGGACGCAACGAATCACAGCGAGATTCACGAGACACAAGATACCAAAACTGACAGGAGAACCCATCAGTTGGCCATCTTGTTGAATGCCTCGTGCATAGCGACGTGTCCAGCCCTTTTTAGGGGCTTCGACACCTCGAATCTCTTTGTGGAAAACGTTAAACGCCTCGTAACCCGGCAACAGATACTCAGCATCCTCAAGATAAGGAGGAAGCTTCTCGTCAAAGAACTTACGATCATAGTGAACCTCATGACGGCTTAACAGAGTCCGAATAGCACTATAGAGGGATTTCCATTCCTCCTTAGTATCTCCGAACTCCGTCGACATCAAAGCAGCAACATAGGCAGAGCCCTCTTTCGAGAGCCTGTCTGTCGCATCTTTGTAGTCAGCCGAAACGATCGTGTATTGTCGTACGCCATAGATCTGATCCGCACATTGAATCATCTTTTTTATCCGATCCGAACCTGACTCGTCGAGTGCATGACGAGTAAAGTGCATGCTTGGGTGTTTCCCAAGGCACGCACTAAAGGCGCGTTGAACAGAGCGACCAAACAGATAGGGGATTGTCTCCCCCATCGTGATCACTCGCACCTTGCAAGGTTCTCGAATCGGAACCGCCTCAGCCTTCACCATGTTGTGCTCCCCACTGAACCAACCTAAGACCCTTTCTTTCAACTCCATAGGAATGGAGAATGCATCCTCCGGCAACTGTTTAAGTTCCGAAGTCTGGTTTGATTCATTTGACCAGTGATGCAAAGAAGGATTCTCAGGATGGGACTCATCTTCATCTACGCAACCTCCCCTCTCTAGCAATCTTAAACTCCTGATTGCAGGTTCATCAAGCTCACTGTATTTCACTGACTTTGTTCTAAGTCGGTGGCGCAGTTCATAAATTGCACTCGCGCGATACGGCTTCGCCTCAATTTGACCTCCCCCCAATTTTCGATTGGTAAGGAAGTGTCCATTGGGACTAGGCTCGTGGAGAAACAGTGGCTCGGGATCCGGTAGTTCATGAAAGATCAAATCCATCGTTTGACGGAAAAGGATCATCCATGGCTCCGGGGGGAGTGTTGACTCGATTCTAGGTTCGCAGAGACGCTTTGCATGTGATTGCATTGCGTTCTTTACGAAAGAGTCGCACACAGTGGGACAACATCGTTTCATCTGCAGGATCGTATTAGCCAGCAACACCCTACGGGCGTTAAAACGGCTTTTATTGAACCAACGACCAAGCAGACGATCGAAAGGCGCCCCCAACAAGAAACAACGTTGGGGGCGAGGCGGTAACACCTGTCCGAGGATCTTCGCGGACAGGAAAGTGGTCTGGGACTTCACAACAGTCTCCATCTCGCCAATTATGTCAAGGACCCAATAGACATAAACGCTCCGATCAATTTGAGTGAAGCAAGCTTCACCAAAAAAGATGGCGAGATTCTCAGCCATGAGCTGGCACATACTCAAGGCCCGGCAGAAGCAACTCAACAACCAACGAGTTGCATCCTGCCGATAGTTTGCGTCTCCTTTGCGGGAAACGTGGGTCACACTTGCCTGTTGGCGCTTCATATACAAATGAAAAGCGTAATCAGACAAGCTAGGCTCACCTTCTTGCGAAGATGACATCCCAGAGAGCTCTGGGAAGCGAACTCCGGTCTTGAGACTTGTTCTCAGTTCATCAAGACGCTCGACTGATCCAAGGCCACGGATCAGACTACTGAGCGCATGGGACGGGGGGGCATGCCCATCCTCGTGCTCAAAGAGTTGTTGTACATACGACTCAAATTTTGGGAGGTGAAATTTCAACCTCCGGCTCTCTCTGAATCGCAGAGAAATGGATTCTATAGTGTCATTTTGTGACATAACAGATTCC